CTGCTCGCGGTAGACCTCCTTGGCGCGACCTGCCACGTCGACGACGTCAGCACCGCGGAAGTTGATCTGACGCAGCAGAACGCGGCCTTGGCGCAGGCTGATCGAGCTGCCGTCGTCACCGAAGCGAGCGACGTCGATGCCCATGATGATCGGGCCGTAGGGCATGACATCCATGGGGCCTTTGCGCGACGCGGCCGTGACCAGCTCGCCGGGAATGAACGCGTTGGCCACCGAGGCGGTGTAGCTGCGGTCAACTTCCTGCGCAAGCACCACGGGGTCCAGCGTTTCTTTTTGCTTCTCGTACCATGCCTCGTCCTTGCGCGGATCGTCGCGCCAGTCGAAGACGAACTTCTTGGTCTTGCCGTCGTGCGCGCGGCGATAGAACGGATTGCCGGCGCCGTTGGGCGTGGACACGTACAGCCGGCAGTTGGAGGTTTGCGACAGCGCGGCGTCGGCTGACTCTGGGTGCTCCAAGAAGGCGGCCTCGTCCACGAAGTAGATCGACGTGCGGTTACCGCGGCCGATGTTGTCGCCGGCCTCACCTGTGATAAACGAGCCGTTCTCTGGGTTCTGGATCTTCATGAACGGTGCATGCTTACTGGGGTCCCAGCTGTCAGGCTGGAACTCTGCCGGCAGCAGGTTGATGAACTCTCGCACCTTCCAGAACAGCGACGCGGGGTTGCCGATCTGGTCGACGTAGCTTTCCTTGCGTGAGCCAAAGCCCACCACTGTGCCGGTCTTGAACAGCATCATCCATGAAGCAAAGCCCACGGTCAGCCAGCTCAGGCCCATGTCACGAGACTTCTCGACTAGGCCGTCCTCACGGCTCATCCAGCGCTGCAGCAGCCAGTCAATGAACTCGCGCTGCTTGGGGAACAAGACGAATGGAACCACGGTGCGCAAACCACGTTCGGCCAAGCGTGGGTCGAACGTCATTCCAAAATCATTTATAAAATCTGCAGGATTGCCAGCGTAATAATCTTTTAAGCGATGAACAATCTCAGGCTGCTCTCGCATGCGCTGCAACCTCTCAAGCCTAACCTTGAAGATCTCTTCGTAGTTTGGATTGATCCAATCAAAATCAATGTTGTAACCATCCAACCTCATGCCGCCTCCCATCTGTAGCCGTATGCGGTTGCATACTTTCCACGCGTCGTGGCAGCAATTGTCGGACCTTCAGCCTTCGGCTTGCCATTGTTTTTTAGCCATCTCGCAGCCTCTGATGAGGATGGAAAAACAACACCAGTTTCAATGCATCGCACAGGTTTAGATCTGCCACCATTAAGCTTGCCAATGTGCGATGCGGAAAGCTTTGCTCGCAAAACATCAGAAAACTTTTTTCCAAAGTTTGGGTGTTTCTTACCTGCTACAGCATTGCGTGCATCTAAACGCCGCTCTGTCGTCCAGTATTCGTGAACGCCTCTCTCGAGCCAGTCAGCTCTTGCGACTCTGCTGTTAACGATGGATTGCATCGATCGCTTCATTCCGGTGTTAGACGCCTTGATTTTCTGAATGGTTTTTTCATCATGATGCCACCCGCTAGAGCCTTCTCCACCATTCGTGAAGTTAACAAGATCGGCGCCAATGGCTCTGAATGATGCAATCAAAAACTTCTCATGCTCAAACGCCTCTTGCTCCGTGTTCCAAGTAGAGGCAATGACGACAACTAGGCCGTGCTTTTCTGATACACGCTTCCAGTATTCGCTGCGCTTGCTTTTAGCCCATGCTCGGCGGCCTTTGCCTTTGCCAACGTAGAACACGCGGCCATCGTTTGTTTGGTGAGTGTATGTGTAGTACATCACATCCCTTTGACCATGCGCTCATAGGCTTGCTCTGCGGTGAGCGTGAGGTCAGCCTTGATCTCAAGGGCGCCACCATTCTTGCCAGTCAGCTCGAGCTTTGACTTGTCGCCATAGTCCATGACGTTGAGCTTGGCCGCCACCTTGAGGTTGGTGTCCACGGCGACGCGAAAGCCCGCGGCGTCACCAATGGCTGCGGCGCTGCGGCCGTAGTCGATGGCAGCGTCAACCAAGTTGTGGGCGCGCAGGGCGCCGATCTTGGCGTAGGTTTCCTTGGTGGTCTCGTGCTCCATCAGGATGGCGCGCAGCTTCCAGCCGGGCACCTTGAAGTCGAGCGTGTCGGCGATCACTTGAAACGATTCGCCCCACACGTAGCGATCAAACACCTCGTCAGCCACGGCAAGGACCTGCTCGCGCAAAACCTCAGCGGCGTCTCGCTCTGGCTTGCGATGCAAGGCCACCGTCTCTGGCACGTACTTGCGTTTGGCTGGTTTCTTTTCAGGTGTATCGCTCATTCTTTGCTGCTTTCTTGTCCACTGTGGCGTCTCCACAAGACGATGAATTGACCCCGCACCAAGCATCTGGTGAACGGGAGACGGGCGCGAACCAGCGTCGGCGGGGGTCAAAAAATAAAAAACCCGCACTTGGCGGGTTATGGGCGGATTTATCCGAGGCCGACTTTACATCATTTTCTGCTAAGCCGCAAATGAATTTCTTTTGGAAAGGTTGTGGCTGGCCGTAATAACCCTCAAGTTGCACGGAACATGCAACCCAGAAACAAGCTTTCCCTTGAGCGGAATAATGTGATCAACATGGTGCTTGATTCCTGTATGCCTAGTCATCCACTGCGCCTCTTTGTATTTTGTTTTTATGCGATCAAGATCCTGCTTGGTCAGACATGGGAGCACTGATCTTGCTCTAGACACTCGATACATAGATGACTGAGTGGAGATAACATAAGGGTTTGCTAAGCGGTAAAGTTTCTTTCTTTCCTTCTCGGCCTCTTTGTTTTCTAAATACTTTTTCCTGCCGTAGTCAGAAAGCTGCTTTCTATTGCGCTCGTAATATTCGCGCAATCTTGCTT